AAGATAAAATAAGAGACGGAGAGCTTGCCATATGGCCTACAATAGATGAAGATAAACCTAAAGACACAGACGATGAACAAGGGTTACACATTCTAGAAATGTGTCAATTTGCTAAGTACGATTGGTTGTCAGAAGCTAATCATGGTCTAAGAAAAGACTTTGAAGATAAAGTTCTTGTATTCCCATTCTTTGACCCACTGAGCCTTGCTCTGTCTGAACACCAAGATCAAGCGGTGGAAAGACTGTACGACACTTTGGAGCAATGTGTTCTAGATATAGAAGAACTCAAAGATGAATTATCTATGATACAAATGACTCAAACCAACTCTGGTAGAGACAGATGGGATACGCCAGAGGTAGTAGTAGGAACTGGCAGGAAAAGAAAAATGAGAAAAGATAGGTACTCTGCTCTACTAATGGCTAATATGGCAGCTAGATGCATGGACAGAGCTGCTGTACCTTTAGAGTATAAATTTTATGGTGGTTTTGCTACTGGAGGCTTTGAACCTAAAGACAGGAAAGAAGAAATTCCATATCAAGCACCAAAATGGTTTAGTGATAACATGAAAGATGTGTATTAATTTATATGCAATCCAATTACCAATCTGATTGAGGTTAAAATGAGCGATAAAGACATGATAACATGGAGAGATGAAGATAGCCAAAGTAAAGCTGAAGCTATGTCTCAGTTTTCAGATAACATAGATGCTTATACTGGATTAGGCAAAAGTCAAGGCGGTCATTATAGACACTTCATAGATATTGAGCCGCATCGCTCTGTTAAACCGGGATTTACTAAAGATGATTATTACGCATTTCGTCCAGACGAAGGTGTTCCAAATCAACAGCGAAGAATTATTAAGATGTGTATGGATGCTTATGAAAAGGTAGGCATCATTCGTAATATAATTGATTTGATGGGAGACTTTGGTAGTCAGGGCATACAGATTGTACATAAAGATAAAAGCGTAGAAAAGTTCTATCAGCAATGGTTTAAGAGCGTTCACGGCAAAGAGAGGTCTGAAAGATTTCTAAACAATCTATATAAAGCTGGCAATGTTATTGTACATCGTAGTCACGCAAAGGTTACACCTCAACTTAAGAATTACATGAAGGCTTTGTCTTCTGATATAAAAGTTGAAGTTCCAAATATGACTAAAAACGAAATACCTTGGAGATATAATTTCTTCAATCCATTGACTGTAAAAAATAAAGATGGTCAATTATCATTATTTATGGGAAGACAGAATTATACTCTTACTGCTAATTCTTTTTTCGATAAATTTAAAACTGGAGATATTCCAAATCACGTATTGGAAACTCTCCCTCAAAATATCAAACAATCATTATTAAGAGGAGAAAGGGATATCCCCCTAGATCCAGAACGTCTTAGTATATTTTATTATAAAAAAGACGATTGGAGACAATGGGCTAATCCTATGATTTATGCTATTCTTGATGATATTGTTATGCTTGAGAAAATGAGATTAGCTGATATGTCTGCTCTTGACGGAGCTATTTCAAATATTAGATTGTGGACTTTAGGTAGCTTAGATCATAAGATTTTACCTAATAAAGCTGCAATTAATAAGCTACGTGATATTCTTGCCAGTAATGTTGGTGGAGGCACTATGGAATTAGTATGGGGTCCAGAGTTGTCGTTCCAAGAGTCAAATAGTGAAGTCTATAAGTTTCTTGGCTCGGAAAAGTATACCTCTGTATTGAATAGCATCTACGCTGGGCTAGGTGTCCCGCCAACACTTACTGGTATGGCTAATAATGGTGGTGGATTTACAAATAACTTCATTTCACTTAAGACGCTGGTTGAAAGATTACAATATGGTCGAGATCAGCTAATACGCTTTTGGGAAAAAGAATTGGAAATCGTTAGACAGGCTATGGGCTTTAGATATAAGGCTCATATTCACTTTGACCAAATGACTCTATCTGACGAGGCTGCTGAGAAGAATCTTCTTATTCAACTTGCTGACAGAGATATTATTAGTCATGAAACACTGCTTGAGCGATTCAAAGAAATACCTCAGATCGAGAATATTAGAATTAAGAGAGAGTTGGCTAAACGTGATACAGTTGGTCCTGAGAAAGCTGGGCCATTCCATCCACCTCCTCCTCCAGAGCCAGAACAAAAGGAAGATTTAGAACCAGCTCCTGAGACTGAGGATAATCCAACAGTAGACGTAAAGGATGCTCCTAAAAAAGAAACAGAAATACCTAACGTAAAAGACGCTGATGGTAGACCTCTATTCAGAAAAGACGATGGACCTAGAAAGAAGAGAATTGAGCATCCAAGATCAACGTCTCCAAGTCTGGGAGATTTATTATATTGGTCTGATAGGTCATTCTCTTATATATCTGATATTCTTACTACTTCGTTTCTAGGATCTATGGGAAAGAAAAATCTTAGACAATTAACTAAGGCAGAGTTTAAAGACTTAGAAAACCTCAAAGTAGATATATTAACTAACCTAACCCCTTTACAGGATATTGATAAAAATACTATTATAAATATGCTTAAATCTCAATGTAGGATTCCCAAGGCTATATCTAATGTATTAAAATCTAGGGATATAAATCTGGATAGTTTGTCAGTGGATGACTTTAGGATGAAAGTTATTGGTGTATATATTGAATGCGCGACTGTAGAAAACTAAGATTTTCGCAGTTTTTTGTGTATACCAATAAAGAGGTATTAGATGAAAATATATAAAAATGAAATAAAAGATGGCGTTGCTGATTTAGTTCAGGCAAATGCAAGTATAGCATATTGCTCACAGGCTTTATTGTGTCCAGATGAAATTTCTCATGAGAGTGATTTTGTCGCTAAATTGAAGGCTGAAAGTGCTAATCCTAATCAAATAGATTTGTATTACATTAAGTCTATTCTTGTTTCCACTGGTTGGAATAAAAACGATGACGTATTTGATGCTGGAGCTACTTGGGCAGCTCGCAATACGCCAGAGGATAAACAATTCAACTTTATGCATAATGAAAATGATATCATTGGTCATATCACTGGTAGTTATGTAATAGATAAGCAAGGTAATAAAATAGAAGCAGAAGAAGCTCCAGAAGAATTTGATATTGTTACAGAAGCAGTATTATATAATAGCTGGACTGATCCTGAAAACAGAGAAAGAATGCAACAAATCATTGCTGAAATGGAAGAAGGCAAATGGTTTGTTTCTATGGAATGTCTCTTTGCTGGCTTTGACTACGCTTTACTTAATGAACAAGGTCAAGGGAAAGTCTTAGCAAGAAATGAAGACTCCTCTTTCTTAACAAAACATTTAAGAGCCTACGGTGGCTCTGGAGAATATGAAGGTTACAAAATTGGAAGATCTTTAAGAGAGATATCTTTCTCAGGCAAAGGTCTTGTTTCAAAACCCGCCAATCCTCGAAGTATAATTTTGGATGCTAGCAAAGCATTTTTAAATTCAAACGTAGATGTTATTAAATTGTCAAAAGGAGAAAATACTATGACAGATAACAATGTACTAGAACAGCAAATTGCTGATCTAAAGACTGAGCTAGCGTCTGCTAGAGAAGAAGCCGTAGCGCTTCGTGCAAAGGTTGACGAAAGTGCTTCCAAAGAATATTTGGACACAATCGCCAAGCTTGAAGAAACTGTTGCTTCAAACGAAGAAGCAATGAAGTCTCTTGAAACTTCTATCGCTGAAAAAGAAGCTTCTGTCACAGAACTTCAGGAAACTCTTGAAGCCAAAGATAAGGACTTCAAAGAGAAGATGGAAGAACTCAAGAAGATGAAGAAAGACAAGAAAACGGAAGCTCGTAAGGCTTCACTAGTAGAAGCTGGATTCGACGCTGAAGAAGTAGAAGAAGGCTTTGCTACTTACGAAGATCTTGATGACGCATCTTTTGAAGCTGTAATTGCAGCTGTTAAGATGGTTCAAAATAATAAGAAAGATAAAGAAAAGGAAGAAGCAGCTGTTGATCCTGAAGAAAAGAAAAAGAAGGAAGAAACAGAAGCTGATCCTAAGCAGTCTAAGGCTGACCCTAAGAATAAGGTAAAGTCTGAAGAAGAAGAAGCTGAAGCAGAAGTAGCTGCTGAAGAAGCTCTCGAAGACGTAGAAACCACGGAAGCTGCTTTGGTAGAAGCTACTGAAGAAGCTGACGAACTTGAAGCCACAAGAGCGAGTGTCGCTGAATGGCTCGAAAACAACGTACTTAGCAAATAATCACAAGGAGATTAAATTATGGCTCTAAAACCAGATAGATATGAACTTCAGACTGATATCAGCTTTTTCTACAATGCTGGTACAGCAACTCGCGGTGGCGTTGTTGTTCATGGTTCAACTGTTGGTGGTGGCGCATCTATGGATGATGGCACTAACCTCGTTGCATATGACGCAACTGCTGGCAAAATTCCAGTTGGTATTCTTCTCAACGACGTAGTTGACAAGGATCTTACTCGTACCCATCTTAATCAGTATAAAGATGAAGTACAAAAGGGTGGTAAGGTAACAGTTCTTCGTAAGGGTTACGTTGTAACTAATAATGTAGACGGTACTCCAGTTGGTGGATCTGGCGCTTATGTCAGTGAAACTGTTGCTGGAAACCTCACAATGGCTACGGATGAAGGCGAACTTGTTGGTCGCTTCCTTTCTGACGCTGATGCTGATGGTTATGCCAAAGTAGAAATCAACCTTCCCTAATTAACATTCAAAGGAGAATTATAATATGCCTATTACAGAAAGACCTAGTGATGAATTCATCAGTCTTCTCCGAAAATCAGGGGATGCTGATGTAAACGTAGCTCAAGCAGCACAGCGAGAATTCGCTAAAGCTCTTGAAACTCCACTCCGAAAGGGTGTCCTCGTCGGCAACATCCTTGGTAACATTTTTGAAACCATCAATGTCGAAATCGGTTCAACGACTGAATTCCCTCTTGACTTGGTAAGCCCCGGTCTTGAAGGAGAACATGTCGCTTATACGAATCCCGGTCATGGTAGAATTCCAGAACGGGCCGTTGAAAGCGATTACGTCATGATTCCAACGTACAACATTGCATCATCTGTAGATTACCTTCTACGATATGCTAAAGAAGCACGTTGGGACGTAGTTGGTCGCGCCATGCAGGTCATGGAAGCTGGCTTCGTTAAGAAGATGAATGATGACGGATGGCACACGCTTCTCGCAGCTGGTGTTGACCGTAACATCCTCGTTTATGATGGTGACGCAACTAGTGGTTTGTTTAGCAAGAGACTTGTTTCTCTCATGCAGACTGTTATGCGTCGAAACTCTGGTGGTAATAGCGCTT